CGATGATTGGTTAAACGCGATTTACAAGGCCAGCGAAACCGAGTTGCTGGACGAGGAAGAGTTAAGCGCCGCCCAGCGCATGATGAGCGAAAGCCAATATCTGCAAGAATTTGAATGCAGCTTCAACGCCAATGTCCCCGGAGCAATCTACGGCAAGGAGCTTGAGACAGCGCAAGCCGAGGGTCGCATCTGCAACGTGCCTTATGACCCAAGCTGCAAAGTTGACACCTTCTGGGATCTTGGCGTGGGTGATAGCACGTCGATATGGTTCACCCAAACTGTTGGCCGCGCAATCCACGTCATCGATTTCTACGAAGCGCGCAACGAAGGCTTGCCGCACTACTGCAAGATGCTGACTGACCGCAGATATGTTTATGGCGATCACCACGCCCCGCATGACATTGAAGTCAGAGAGTTGGGCAGCGGCAAATCACGACGCGAGGTTGCTTGGGATCTTGGCTTGAATTTCCGCGTAGTGCCTAAGCTACCTTTAGAGGACGGCATCCACGCCGCACAGATGCTGATACCCCGGTGTTACTTTGATCGGGAGCGCACCAAAGACGGGCTGGAAGCGCTGAGACAATATCACCGGGCGTACAATGAGCGCACTAGGTCGTTCAGAGCATCCCCTGTGCATGATTGGTCATCACATAGCGCCGATTCGTTTCGTTATTTAGCCGTAGGAATGCGGCAACCCCGCGATCACCAGCGTGTTCCGCAGCAAATGGCTGTCATGGAATACAACCCGTTTGCGGCATAGTTAGGAGATAAGATATGGGCAGCATGGCATCAGCAGCGGCTAACGATGTAAAGACTGGTTTAGGCTTGCAGCCAAATACTGGCGATCCTTATGTTGACGATGGTCGCACTGGGTTTGATAGACGCACCGAGCAACGCAAAGCTAGAGAACGTGCGGCTGAGGCTGCGCGCGCGTTTGGCGATGACAACCCAAGACCCCGCCAGCCCGCACCAGCCCGTGCAGCCCCTGCGCCCAACTACGGCATAGCCCCGGTAGCCGCTGCCCCAACAGTGCCTGACCCTGACGCGATAGGCGAAACTGAGCAAGCCTTATTAGACGCGCAGAAAAAAGGCCGCTCATCCACGATTACCACCAGCGCTAGAGGTTTGCTTGCTGGCGAGGATGACACCCGCAAACGCCGCAGCCTTATGGGTGGATTAATATCATGATGATGATGAACAAAAAGAACATCGCTGGCGAAATGGGCGCACGGTCATCCCAGCCTGCCAAGCGCCGTCAAACTGTTGATCCACTTGAGCGCGCAAGCCAGAAGATGGAAGGCCGCATGAAGGGCGGTGATCCCAAGAAGGCCAAGCGCAAGGCGTTAATGTCAAGCTACGGGCTGTCCTAATGCAAGTATCCCCCATGATTGCGCAGCTTGATCGGCGCTTTAAGCAATTGCAAAGCCAGCGCAGCAATTGGGAAAGCCATTGGCAAGAGTTGGCAGATTACATGCTGCCGCGCAAAGCCGAGATAACCCGGAAGCGCACGCAAGGCGATAAGCGCACCGAGCGCATCTTTGACGGCACGGCAATCCACGCTGTCGAACTGCTGGCGTCTTCATTGCATGGTATGCTTACGTCACCATCCACCCCGTGGTTTTCCATGCGTTACCGCAACCCGGCGCTGCAAGGTGATGACGAGGCCAACGAATGGTTGGAACTGGCCATTGACCAGATGTATCAGGCGTTTAACCGCAGCAACTTCCAGCAAGAGATCCACGAGTTGTATTATGATCTGGTGACGTTTGGCACCGCTGCCATATACGTCACTGGCGATGCAGAAGGCTTGCAGTTTAGCAGCCGCCACATTGCCGAGATCTACATCAGCCAGAATGCCAAAGATCAGGTGGATACGGTTTACCGCAAGTTCAAGCTGACAGCCCGTGCAATGGAACAGCAGTTTGGCGCTGATGCTTTACCTGCGCAGTGCATAAAGGATCTGAAAGAAGAGCCTTACAAAGAGCATGAGATCATCCACGTTGTGTTTCCGCGCGCAGATGCAAAGGGCAAGCTGGCAAAAGCCAAGCCGTTTGCGTCAATCTACTATCACGCTGACAGCCGCAAGCTGTTGTCTGAAGGCGGTTACGACGAGTTATGTTTCATGGTGCCGCGCTTCAATAAGGATAGTTCCAGCAGCTACGGCAGATCTGTCAGCATGAATGCGCTGCCAGACACCAAGATGCTTAACAAGATGTCTGAGGTGACGATCCGGGCAGCACAAAAGCAGATCGATCCACCGCTAATGGTACCGGATGACGGGTTTATGCTACCTGTCCGTACAACTCCGGGCAGTTTAAACTTCTACCGCGCAGGCACCCGTGATCGGCTGGAGCCACTACAGATCGGCGCGAATAATCCGTTGGGTCTGAACATGGAAGAGCAGCGCCGCAATGCTATTCGGCAGGCGTTCTTTGTTGATCAATTGCTGATGCAGAACGGGCCGCAGATGACGGCTACCGAGGTGCTTCAGCGTAACGAGGAAAAGATGCGATTGCTTGGCCCAGTGCTAGGCAGGCTGCAATCTGAACTGCTACAGCCTTTAATCACAAGGTCGTTTGGATTGCTTCTCAGGGCTGGCCTTCTCCCACCAGCCCCTGAGAGCCTGCAAGGTCAAGACATCGACATTGAGTATGTCAGCCCATTGGCTAAAGCGCAGAAGCTGACAGACTTGCAAAGCATGTTGCGCGGCTTTGAGGTCATGATGCAGGTTGCTGAGATTGCACCCGTAATGGACTATTTGGACACAGATAAGCTGGTGAAATATCTGGTGGAAGTCACAGGCATCCCGGCGCGCGTAGTTCGCAGCGATCAGGAAGTCGAGGAAATGCGCGAACAACAGCAGGCGCAGCAAGCCCAGCAAATGCAAATGCAGCAACAGACGCAAACTGCTGAAGCGATGGGCGCGGCTGCACCAATGGTTAAAGCTGTCGGCGGTCTGGACATGCTGCAACAATGAAGCAAATCGAAGATCTCAAGTTAGCATACCGCCGCACGTTTAATAACGAAGATGGCGAAACTGTGCTGGCTGATCTTAAAACACGGTTTGCATTTGAGCAGACCACATTCGTGCAGGGCGATCCGCACCAGACAGCGTTTAACGAGGGTCAGCGTAGCGCAATATTATTGATCGCCCGGATGTTGGCCGAGAACGCTAAACCCAAGAGGTAAATACCCCACATGACTGAAGAGGCAACCCCGCAAGCGGGGTCTCCAGACGTGGCTGATGCAGCCCCGGCAGTTAGTTTTTTAGACAGCCTGCCAGAAGATCTGCGCGGCGAACCCAGCTTACGCAATTTCAACGATGTTGGCGCGCTGGCTAAAAGTTACACACATGCCCAGCGCATGATTGGCGGCGATAAGATAGGCAAGCCAAGTCAAAGCTGGACAGATGATCAATGGACTGAGCATCACATTCATAGCGGCAGACCCGACACGTCTGACGGCTATGAGTTTAAGCTGGACGGCCAACTGGCTGACAGCACGTTAGAGGGCTTTCGAGAAAGCGCTTACAAGGCTGGCCTATCAGGCAAGCAAGCGCAAAGCGTGGCTGAGTTCATGGACAGCAGCTTAGGCCAGATGGCAACAGACCGGGCTGATCAGGCTGACACACTGCGCCACGAAGGTGAGCAGGAGTTAAGACAGCAGTACGGCAAGGCTTTTGACCAGCGCATGGAAATGGCAATGGGCGCTGCAAGGCAGATGCTTGGCGATAAGGTAGACATTCTTGAAAATGTTGAATTGTCTGACGGCAGGCTGCTGGGCGATCACCCGGAGATCATACGCATGTTTAGCGCATTTGCTGAACAAATCGGCGAGGATAACCTTGTCGGAGAAACAACTGAGATGGTGATGACGCCTGATGAGGCGCAGCGCCAACTGACTGAGGTAACAAGGCAGGACGGCCCATATTGGGACAAGAACCATCCTGAGAGGCAGGCTTACGTCGATGAAGCGTTACGCCTGCGCGAATACCTTTAGAGTTTAGCGGATAAGCTACGGCCCCGCGCATCATGCTGGTGTGACCAGCAGGCTGACAACCTTTACCGTCATCATACAATTCTAAATTTACCTGACTTGTATGTTGGCGGCGTCAAG